CACCCCCTAAGTTACAGGTTGCTGTGTAGCCCATAGCTTTTAGATCATCTGCACATTTCTCACCTTCAACCCAGATAACGCGCTCTGCTTCCAGAATGTCTGGAATGTTGTACAAGGGACGAGTTTCGGGCATTTTAGGATATGTGCTTTGACCTGAGAACTGTCTAAATTCTTTTTTGGCCTTGCCGTCCGATCCTCGCATAATCTCACCAGAATCATCTTTGGATATGTATCTACGGACAGAACAGATGATCTCACCATCCTCCGATACATAGAAATGCTCACCGTCAAAAGGAGTGTTAATATCTATCTGAACTTTAGCTTTAGCTGGAGCTGGCGCATCTAAATTAGGTTTTATCGGGTTTTCTGGTGGTCTGGTGTATTCTGGCCCATCTAAATAGTCACTAAAATATTCCGTAACATCTCTCAAGGTCATTCCTCGACCCTCCATCATAATCTTTGCGATACCTCCGATACCCTCACTGGTACTAAAATCCATACCCTGCATAAAGTCAGCACGGTTAGAATCTACAGAAATTTTTAGAGATTTTCCGACCTCACCGCTTAGCGATCCGATCTCAAATTGAGTGCCTCTGATAACACCGTTTGGGTATGTATCCACCAGTGCTTGCAACTGTATGCTACGAGGCACTTTGTCACTGATTTCTTCTGCTAAATTACTGGATTTAGTATTGCTAAGTCTTATTACTACCATTATTCTGTACCCACCACATAAAGTTCGTTTTAATCTAGGAGGGTGATGTTTACCGACATTTCACCCTCCACTTTTTTCATTTCAGTTCTTCTCCCCAACACGAGTCTTGATACTCGCAGAATTTGCATAAAAAGAAATCTCTACTTTGTGCTATGCGAGGTAGAATGTCATTTGCTTTTATACTAGTCAAGATGTCTACTGCCTTATCGCTTGCTTCTTGAGCAAGTTTTTTATCAAACGGAACTAACTCATAGTAAACTTCACTGGTATTTTTATTAACAACTGTGAATAAACAATCGTTTTCCGTAAGATCCATGTAGGCTTGATAGAGTGCTATCTGAGTGGCATAAACCTTATTTGTTTTAGCAACACCGTTCTTTACAAACTCTTTAAACTTTCTATCATTCGCAGATTTGTTTTCCCACAAGGCAGGATACCCAATAGGTACTGGCCCAGATAATATAACACCATCTATGTGACCTTTTATTTGATCCTCTGCTATAGCGAACCCAAATTGCTTTCCAGACTTATCTTCTGTTTTTAAATCAAACTCTGCATCACGCAACCATTTAGCCGCGTAATCTTCGATCTCATGTCCGAACTGAAAAATACGCAATGTCTTTGCAGTAAATTCCCTTTCTGGATCAGAAGGATAGTTCATAAACCTATATTGTATTTTTCTGCTACATTCCTCACCAATTGACGAAGCGCCTATATAGTTGCGTTTCGGTATTTTTTTATTATTCTCAACGATCTTCTCGTCTACTGCGTCTGAGATTTGATTCTCTAAATCTTTAGAACGGGATGATGGTGCTGTTTGTCGGCCAATTTCCTGTGATTCTAAAGTAGTTCTCTTCAAGTCTATCAATGGAAATTTCCTCCTCGATTGGTGTTGTTTGCTGTATTGCATAAATTAATACTTCTATTTGCTCTTGAGACATTTCACATAATTTAGTTTCCCAACCAAATTTCTTACACACATGTCCTATTTCTTTAAATGGACTTATTTTATCAGTCATGTATCCCCCTTAATGTAATTTTCGTTTGTTGTTAGTAAGCATTTCCTTTTTGGAAAATAATCTAAATTTTTTAATATACTCAATTGGAGTGTATAATTTTATCATATGACGTAAATCTCTTTCTGTATACTTCTCGTCAAGTCCTTTGTCTTTAAAAGAAAACATCTCCCAATTGTAAGGTTTGTCATCTTTTCTAGCTGAATAAAAACAAGAGCCAAACAGAACATTATTTTTAGATTTTAATATATAATCGTTAGTTATTTCTCCAGCACGATCAGCTACTTCTTGGTCGTCGTAACTATTCCTAACAAAACAAATCATTTTAAATTCATTCGTAAATATTTCTCCTTCAGTGTTTTCACTAATTAAAAAAACATTCATCTTAAACCTTGGCATCCTGCTCTTCCTTTATCATAAATTCTCCACCTAGAGCTGAATAGCCAATTTTATCCTCCCAACTGTCCTGATGGTGCATCGACTCTAGCAACCTAGATGTCTTCAACCAATCCATCATTAGAACCACATGGCCCTCATTAATGTCTCCATCAATAGAGTTTATGATGACGTTCCAGCCGTCCGCAATTCTCTTATGATTTAACTTTGCATCACCGTAGACATCAGCTCGATCAACATTAATCTTTGCTTTAGCCGCATCTAAAAGATTATTTCTTATCATAACCCATTTCCTTAACCATTTTATCTATTTTGTCTTTATTCCAAAGATAATTCAACCAACAGGCGGCTTTATACTTTGTCCAGGAGAAATCCATAAAGCTGATTTCAACATTATTTTTCTTTAAAAGTTCCATTTGTTTTGGTGTAGCTCTATCGTTTAACCACCTCTTGCTTTTGTTAGCTGCTTTGCTGCTCTCAATCTCTCTCAGGAAGTCGTCTGCGGCAGAAGTAGCCTGTACTTTGCTACCAATCGCAACAGCCTTTAAGCGTCCATTCTGAGACTTCACAAGACCTATTGAGTTCTCACCTATTGTAGCCACTATTCCGAATCCGTCAAATCCAGTTGCCATCATGCAATTGCCGTTACCAAAGATGTCTATCCATCTAAATGGTGACAGTTTCATTAGATCAAATTCAGTTAACTCAAAGTCATGTAGCTCAGACTTATCTTGCCCCTCGAACAGATGACCACAGTTAGGACAAACACGAGAGTTTTGAGGAACAGTCCAACCACAATTAGAACATTCTTTAGTTGGAGCTACACCTTCAGCACCATCGTTTTCGTTTCCTGCTAAGTTTACACCCTCATCTAAAGCACCGTGAGTAATGATGCTTGTTCCAAAGTCTAAGACCAAACAGTCTTTTTTAATTGTATTAGGATAAAGCTCTGGATCAATAATCCTTAGACCTCGACCAATCATCTGAACCATTGTAGATTTGTAAGAACATGGTCTTGTCAGCACGATGCACGACACTGGTGGAGCATCAAAACCTTCAGTTAAAACTGCTACGTTTACTACCACTTGAACATCGCCATGTTCTAAATCGTGCAAAATCTGTGATCTATCTTTTTTAGGTGTTTCGCTTGTTACAACTTCTGCATTTATACCTTCAGCTAAAAACTCATCAAGCAGCGCATTGGCGTGATTGATAGTAGAACAGAATACAACAGTCTTTCTATCCCCTGCTCTATCAAGCCATTCCTGAACCACTCTCTGATTAATAATAGTTCTATTCATTATGGCTTCGACTTGTTCCATATCGAACTCGTTTGCCAGTTTACGAACTTCACTTAGTTTATCTTTAACTCCAACATCAATTACAAACGCCCTTGGCGGAACTAAAAATCCTTCTCTAATGAGGGTGGTTAGCTCAATCTGATGTGAGCAATTATCGAATATACCTTTTAATGCTTTTCCATCGCCTCTGTTAGGCGTGGCAGTAAATCCTACAATCTCTGAATATTCATTATCATCTCTAACGGCATTGATTACTTTTTTATAAGTATCAGCGGCAACGTGATGACTTTCATCTACCACTACCATGTCAAACTTAGGTCTTTTAGACAGATTGTTATCCCTTGATAACGTCTGAATCATTGAGAAAACTGCATCACCATCCCAGTTTTTAACTGTACCATTGACAATACTAGTTTTCATAGATGGATTTATTTTACTAAACTTCATCATGTTTTGTTCTACAAGCTCGTTACGATGCTGTAGAACTAGGACACGATTACCTTTTTTATATCTCTTACCAATTAAAGCAGAAAGCATAATCGTTTTTCCTGCACCTGTAGGCGCGACAACGATTGTATTCTTTCTATCATCTAAAGCTTTGGATGCGTCTGATACCGCTACATCTTGATATGGTCTTAGTATCATAATTAACCTCTAGTTGGAATGGAGAGAATGGTGAGGGGTTTGTGGCACTCTGCCCCTCGTCAGAGTGTGAATCGGCGTGGTCATAAACACCTTAGCCACTCACATTTAGCCTTTTATCTAGCCCAATCAGGAACAGGACCACTTGCTGTGGACTGTGGTTGAGGAGCTTGGCTACTAATAGGAGCCGCACCACCAGAGATAAAATCTTTTGAGTTCGGAGTAAGAACCACTAACATTTTATTTTGATCTGCGTACCCATTTGTGCCTTTTTCGACCTTAATTTTAACACAGATTTCCATGCCATTCAACTGGTCAATACCTGAGATTTGCCGTTTAGATTGTGCCGCTTCGGACATATCCGTAGGATCAAGATTATTATGACTTTCGATAATAGATCTAAGAGTTCTTAGACCAATCTCTTTAGCCACTGGGATACCGCTTTGGCCCATTTTAGAACCATCTACAAAGATATTGTCCCAAACTTTTCTACGATCATATGGTCCACCGAAGACAGTTAGTTCTAACTGAGTCCACTTTGCTCCAGTATTCGACGATTGTTTAAACCAGTTACCTCTACCAAACTCAGGAACTTCCATGTCTCCAGGTTTTAATGAGAGAATTGCACGAACTACAGTTCCGTGTGGAATAAGTTCAAACTCTTTTGTTGATTCATCAACAGGTGTGTTATTTAAATTAAGCATCTTTAATTTTCCCTTCATTTGAATTTTGATTTTTAGGGTCAACAAATACCAAAGGTCTTTCAGACTGTGGTTTTCCGCTACCCATTTTTGCAATTAATTTACCTAAGTGAGGCTCTTCGAGAGTTTCGAGCCTGCCAGACCTATCCTTCGCAGGATAGCCCCATTCATTTAATGGATCGCACACAAACGCACGATATTGTCCATTTTCTCCAGTTAGGATTGCCATCGTAATTATCTCATCAACAATACCTGGCATTTCCCTTCCTGTTTTCGCACCCTCAATCTGAAGGTTATACTGCTTTCTGTTATAGTCATCTGTGTACTCATCTAAGATACCCACGAAGATAACATTCTTCTCACGAATATGCTGTAGATGTGTAAGCCACGACATCATTTCACGACCATGTAAACCGTAGGCGGCTCTGGTATCTAACTTACCACTCTTGTCAGAATGACATTCGGGTTGCTGTAAGCACCATTGAAAGCACAAACGCCCTGCGACTGTAATACTATCAACAAACAAAGTATCATACTTTGTCATCATAGCCTCACGATCACCATACTGAGCAGATACATATTCAAAATGCTTCTGACTATATGCAGACTCATCTGCCAAGGATGGATTTCCACCACCCAAGAAACACGCTAGATCACGACACTCAGGCCAAGTTCTTGGACGAATAACATCAATAGGCAAGCCCTCAATAGCGGCATCTCCAGCCTCTAAATCCATGAACAAAGTTTTATCTGAGTCCAGTGTTCGAGCAAGTGTAGTTTTACCTACACCGCTCTGACCACATACTACAATCTTGTGACCACGCTTTTCTTTCATGCGTTCGTCAGCAGAAATAATTTGTAATTTCATTTAAGAATCCTCTCTATCAATTTTAAACTTACCCATTTCAGTAACTCTACAGGGTTCAAGAAGATCCCTGATTTCTTTGTGAGCCGCATTATAAACTCGCTCATCTACAGAAAATGTTACTTTTGCAAAGTGGTTAGCATCATCAGGATTCATTCCCTCAAACACTTCCTTTAACATATCATTGTCCCATTTTACTTTTTTAGGAATGTTAATTTTAAACCTACTGTTGCCTTCTGCAATAGTAGCTGTGCCAAAGTCTTTACCCAGCGATCTCAAAGTATCACGAGACTTTTGTAAGAATAAATCTTCTAGCTTTTCATCAATTTCTTTTAGTTCTGCGCTTAGATCTTTTACGATATAACGTAATTCTTCGCGTCTTTCGAATAGCTCAACACCATCCATTTTATGACCTCCTTGATATTTGTTTCGTTCACGGGAACATTAATCCCATAACGTAGCATGTATGTCAAGAGGTTTTTTTACTTAAATATATTTCAATGTTAAGACAAGCTTTCATCAGCTTCTTTTTTAATTTGAACTCAGGTGTCTCAACGCCTTTAGCGTCTTCCACAATTTCTGTCCAAATTCCGTTCATATCTTGCTTTTTGTACCTGAAATCCGCAATATAAGTACAAATCTTTTGTCCGTTTACTTCTAATGCAAAACGTACCTGTAATTCTAAATCTTTTACTGTTCCAGCTCTCTCTAAAGCCTTTATATATAGGTAACGCTCAGACTCCCATTTAGAATCAAACTTTATACCGTTTATGGTTACCTTTTTATTATTGTATTTAGACCTTGACCCAAATCTTCTGGGATTATATGGTGCTTTTACTAACATTTTTTTAAAGGAATCCTTATATGCCAAATCCACTTAAATATAAATCGGTGAGCCTTACTCTAAGTGCTTACGACAAACTTGTCCATGTTGCTGATGTAGAAGACAGATCAATAGGAAGACAACTTTCCAGGCTTGTAGACCAAGCTTATGAAAACGTCAGACCAATGCAGCCATTTACAGAAACTAAAAATAGATATGGAATCGAGTCAGTACTCGAAGACGATTAAGGTTTTAATAATCCAGCGCTTCCAAGACCCCCAAGTAGTGTAGCCGCTATATAGGGGTTTTGTGCAGCTCGTTTCCTTAAACTTTCTTTTGTTCTATTATTAGGAGGATTAGACCTTCTTATTGTAGGCGTTCCAAAAGCACTTTCTTCAGATAAAACAGTTGGTTTTACTTGTGGAACAGGCGTTCCACGAGATTGTTGATTAAACGAAGTAGCCCCAGTATCAGCAAGAAGCATCCGAGAACCTAATTGTCTAGCCGCAGTTTGACCTCGATTTACTTTTTCTATAGCCCTTCCTGTCTTCTTAGCTAAATTAGCAATTTGAGAACCTGTTGGAAGACTTTTTCCTGTTGATTCTTCTATTGTTTGACCCAGTAATTTAGTTGTTCCTTCAATAATCTCTTCAGGAGTTTTTGCTTTAACGCGCATTTCTAAATATTTTTTCATTTTATCTGGGTCATTTATAAATTTGTTTAATATTTTAAATCTTGCCCCTTTTGGAAAATTATCTATTGGAGATGTAACTAAACCTGCTTTAATGTTTGCCGCAACTAATGATCCAGCCCCAGCCCCTTTAGATGCAGTATCTTTAAGAAAAACTAAATCATCTGCTAATCTAGTTAAACCTTTTACTTTTTCTTTTCCTAAAATTAAATTTAAAGTTTCTGGTTTGTAAGAATTTAGTGCTTTTTGTAAAGAATGTGCCGCACTGGTGTCTATAAATATGTTCTCATCAACTGACTTTAATATTTCTTTAAGAACTGAGTCCTGTATATCTTTTGTAGCCTGTGCGTCATCTTTAAAAAAGTTAAGAATTTTTTTCATTTCATTTGGTCTTATGTTATCATTTAAGATTGCTTGGGCGGCATCATCGTAATCTAGTGCATCTAATGAATCTTTGTTTAACTTGCTAATGATAGACGCTGAAAAACCTTTATCCAAATTAATTTTTGCTTCATTAACTTTTGTTAATGTTGTGATAACATCATCTCCTGGACTTTGGTTAATAATTTTTTTAAGAAGCTCATCATCTATTTTATTAATTCCATTATATGATAAAGCTTTTGCTAAAGATTGAACTTTTCCCCATTCATTTTTAAACAAAACTTGCCCTAAACCGCTTTTCCTTATATTTTCAATATCACCAGCAAATTTAGTCCCACTAAATTTTAATGGATCAAAGGAATCTTTTCCAGCCCTTAAAAGAGAATCATCTAACCAGGCTTTAGCTAAAGTTTTTCTAACTTCTTCTGGATCTCTATTAGTTGCTTTTAAAAGTAATTTAACTTTTTTTGGACCTTCTCTACCTGTAGTAAGGTTAAGAACATTTTGTTTTATAATTTCATCTGCTTCAATTTTTGGTAAACCAGCAGGATCGTCAATAGTTCTTATAACATTTAGAGTTTCTAATTTTGAAAAAGCTTCTATATCTTTAGCGTAAGCCAGTTGAGCTTTTTTATAAAGTTTAACTGCCTCTTTCATTTTTAACGCATTAGCACCACTACCTATACCAGTATATTTTATAGCTACATTGCCTAACAGCATATCATCCATATCCTGTTTTATACCTTGTAAATATCTTGCTGTGCTTGAATCTGCTACACCTACAGGGCCATATTTACCCCTTAAAGTATCGAAAGCATCTTTTCTTAAACTTTTAAGACCTTTAAAAGAAGTAAATCCTAACCTAGATCCACTTTCGTTAGTACCAAAAGTTCCTTTTAATCTTTTTCCAAATTCTTGAAAAGGTTCAGGAGCTAACAATATATTGTTGTCAAAATCAGTACGAATTATTTCATCAAATTTAGTTTTTAAAACATTTATATTAAAGACAGGTAGTTCACCTCCTGCTTGAAAAACAGTTCTCGCGTTTGAACCCGTCCCTACTTGAATATCTTTGCCAAATGTATTTAATATATCATCTATCGCGTCATAATTACTTTTTGATAGTTTTTGAAAATCATCATAACTTTGTGTTAAACCTTTAAGGATGTCATCTGTTACATCTGCTCCTTCTTTTGTAGCTTTAGTCAAAACTTCTACACCAGAATCTACAGCGTCTTGAGCCGCTTTTTGAGCCTGTAAAAGTTCTTCTTGTAAAAGTTTTCTTTTTGCAGGAACAGCATTTTTTAATGCTTCTGAAATTTCTTCAACACTTCCAACACCTGCACTTTTTAATAATTTTTCTTTTTGCCCTAAAGCATAAAATATGTTTCTTGCAAGTTGCTGTTCATTTCCATCAACACTAGAAGAAATTTTTCCTAATCTGGATATAATTGGATTAACGCCAATAGCTTCTAAGCTAGGCATACCAGGTGCATCTTCATCTGATAATATTCGCAAACCTCTTTGTTGAATTGTTTCACCTGATCCTGTAAGACCTTCATCAAGTTGGCCTCCTTTTAGAGATTTAGCACCTCTTACTGCACCACCTATGACGGCTTTACCTGCTCTTAGTATAATATTACCCGCTACGTCTAAAGTTCCTGCTAGGGCGGCTTCTTTAGCAACATCTACAGCAACCTCTCCTAAAGATTGTTTTTGAAGACCTAACATCGCCTCTATAGATTCTTCGACACTTTGCCCCAATGCTGCACCACCCGCAGCTCCAAGAGCGCTTGTAGCAATTAAAGGTGCGCCAAGAATAGCGCCTCCAACAGCTCCAACTGTTTCTGGGACAAGACCTGCAAAATCTGCAAAATCTCTTGCACTAAATCCTTCTTCGTCAATAATAAGGTTTTTACCTATAGGCTCCATACCTTGATTTATTTGACCTGCTTCTGTTAAAGCTAACCTACCTTTTGAGTCTTTTGTGTATCCTTCTTCACCAACAAGATTTTTTAATAGGTTTTCTTTTTCTTCTTCTGTTTCCATGAAAGAAAGTTTAGCTCTTAAACCTCCCCCAGCACCAGTTTCGTAATCAAAGTTTTCATTTTCACCTGAAGATTCCGAAAGCAAATCTTCAAACGATTGTAATCTTGGTGAGCCAAGATAACTACCTCCAGATTGAGATGAACGAAACTTTTTAAGTTGTTCTTGAGGAGACAATTCTTTGTTTTGTGTTGATCTAAATTGACGTAACTGCTCTTGGGGTGTCATATATAATCTCCTGTTTACAGCTTAAAGTCTGCCATCGTCAATTTAGTGTTGTTAGCTTTGTTCATTGCGTCAAGTTCTGCTTGAGTTGGAGGAGCATCCCCACCAGCGTCAAATTTAATTCCAAAAATTGTATTTAAATTTAACACTGCCGTGTCTAAGTCTCTTTGTCTACTTTTCAAAATAAGATTGTAAACATATCCTAAACCATCTATGATTAAAGCATCATCAGCATTTTTTAAATCTATTGATCCCACATACCTTTTAACTCTTTCTCTGTCTTGGTCAGACAATGTTTTTCCAGATTCTTGTAAAATTTCTGTAGCCTTTAAAAGTTGTATTCTTTCTAATTTTTTTCTAGCTATTGAAATTTCTGTTGGCCCAGAACCTAATTCTAAACCTAAATTTCTACCAAATTGAATAATATTACTGCCAATTTGTTTAGGTATAGACGTACCAGACTGAATATTTCCTATTAAACCTTTGAAATCATTTTGTTCCTTTATAATAGATTGTTGTTCTTTTATTAAATTTTGAGCAACAGAAGTTGCATCACTTTGTAAAAAAGATTTTCGTTTTTTATTCCCTTTGTAATTACCATCAGGACGTTGACCATCAACAATATATATTGGATTAATGTCTTTGATATCACCACCTAAAAGAGAAACTTTAGTTTCTTTACCATATGGATCACCAAGATCATCATCTCCCTTATCTGAACTTTTTAAATCCATATAATCTTTGCCTTTTATAAAAGAATATTTTGTATCAAAATTTGGATTATTCATAAGTTCACTAAGTTCATATTTACTTAAATGTACCAAATCACCTTTATCAAGTCTTGCAAACGGTTCTCCATCTGGGCCTCTTTCATAAACATAATATTGTTCGCGTATCATAGCTTTTTCTGCTTTTGCATCGCGAGTTGCTTTGTCAGCAGATTTAGTTTGAAGCGCATACTTCCCGCCAGCTAATGCTCCTTGACGCGCAACTGCTTTAGCGGCTTCTAGTTTTGGCAGAGCTTTCTCACCTGCTTTACCAACTTCACCAAGAATCTTACCAACATTAAAACCTTTTCCAGCTTTATTTTGCATTAAAGCTAAACCCATAGCCATTAAAGCCGAACTTTTGTCTACTTTGCCGCTTACATCAATGCCTGTAGCTTTTGCAAATTCTTTTTTATAATCTTCAATAGTCTTTTCTTTTGGGGAATCAGGGCCAGCTCCACGCGCTCCTGTAATAAATTCTTGCATGGCAGACGTAAATAGATCTTCTGTTGGGTCAGTTTTTTGGTCAGTAGATGTATCTATATCAATTATATCAGTTCTTCCAGGAAAAGTTTTTAAATTAGCTTCTTCATCTATTAAATTTCTTTTAGCTTCAAAATTATCTCTAGAATTTATTTTTTTTATTAACTCTTGATCCATAGACCCCAGTGGGCCTTCTTCGTTAAATACATCGTCATCAACACTTCTGTCCTCAATGGCAATAGGAGAATACGCTCCACGTTTTGGTTGATCTTTTAAAGAAACTTTATCGGGATCTAAATTTCCAACTTTTGTATTTAATTGATCACCTACAAGAAATGCGTTTTTACTTGGATCATATAATTGATCTCTCATCCTCGCTATAGTTTCAGAACCTTCTGTTCTTCCAAAAACATCACTTAAAAAACCTAAACCCTGAAGATTTTTATCAGCAAAACCTGTAACAACTTTTCCTCCAAATTCAGGTATTTTTTTAAAAAAATCTCTAAATCCTTGGTAGTCGTCAGATCTTTCTTCTGCTTCTCTACGGCGTAAAAGATTTTGGGCATCAGTCCCTAACCCTAACTGTTCTGGACCTTCCAAATCATAAACACTACTGTTGAACTCATTGTCTGATAATAATGGTCTAGTAGCCATTTTCCTGTCCTTATGCTTGGTTAATGCCTTGAATGGCTGTGTATGCCCCTATCCCACTTAAAAATGGATTAGCGACAGGCTGTGGTCTATAAGTGTTGTATAGAGCCGCTGAAGGCGTTCCTTTTAATGCGTCATAACCATAAGCAATAGGTCTATTAGCCTCCTCAAGTGGCCTTTGAGCCTCTTTGCGGGCTATCTCTATTCCTTCGGCATCGTATGCTCTTTTCCCGCCGCCAAGGCCAGCCATAAGTTTTAAATCTGCTGGACCCATAGATCCATAAACTCTACCTACGTCAGCGGCAGTTCCACCAACATTACCCATGTTAGCTCCAACACCTGATAAAGAAGATCCTAATCCACCTGTCAATCTACCTGCTTCTAAGTTTCTCTTCTTTTCTTCTTCAAACGAACCTAAAGATGTTTTTAAAGCGTCACCATAACCCTTGTCTAAAAGACCAGCTATAGTTTGGGATTTTTGAGCCAAAATATTTCTATCATTTTCAGCTCTTTGTATGCCTTCTCTAGAACCACCAAACGCTCCTGCTTGTATAGCTTTAGCTGAAATATTATTTTGTGCTATTTTGCCCTGCCTGTCTATTTGAGACATTGCTTCATCAATAACATTTTGCCTGTATGGATTCATAAATTTAGATGTCGCAGTCGCAGGATCAAAGGTTCCAGTACCCGCATCTACTGAAGTTCTTGCATCATCAAAGTATCCCGCACCCTTTTCCATAGTATCTAAGCCGCCACCTATGGCTTCAGTAGACTTATCGAAATATGGAGAATATCTGTTAATAAATCCTTCACTACCCGCTAAATCAAGAGCTTTTGTTTCTAAAGGGTCAAGTCCAGGCTGTCTGTATTCAGGTACTCTGAACAGATCCTCCTGCTGCATAGTGCCGCCTTCGTATTCACCAGTTTCTTCGTTATATCTTCCAAATATCTGATCTAATAAAGCTTTTTCACGTTCTTCTATATATTCTGGGCGACGATTAATGCTTTCTACAACTTCAGCCATTATGCTTTTCCTTCAAGATTATTCATTAATTTATAACCGTTTTGTATACCTCGATCAAGATTGCCGTTGCCAAGACCTTCTACAGCCTTTTTAGTAAGCACGAACTCACCAGCAGTAAGCATTGCAGGAACATCATCTTCAGTACCCGAACCCTCGCTTGGCATTATTCCACCATCTCTTCTTTGGTAAACTTGACCGCCATAATTATAGCCCCCTAAGATAGGTCTAAATTCAGTAGTTCCTCCAAAAGGTCTTCTTCCAGGTTCTTCTTCTTCTTTTCCAAACATCTTATCTAGGAATGTTGAACCTAAACCAAATAGCAAAGCTTCCCCACCCTTACTATTTAATAAATTACTTAAAAAGTTATCTTTTCCTTTACCTGCTACTGCATCGCCAAGAAGACTACCTATCCCCATTGTGCCTTCTGCTTTTGCTCTCTTAGCAACAGGGGCTATGCTTTCTACGGTATTTGATGCTTTATTAGCTACAGTTTTTATTTTAGGTTTTTGTTGGCCTCCTCCTTCACCAAAAAAACCTGAATCCCCACTTAATCCACCTACTAATCCACTAGCTAAGGCTTGCCCTGCATTTACTTTACCACCCATCAACTTTTGCAAAGCTACATTTGTAATAATATCTTGCCCCGCTTTAGAGCCGAAAATAGATTTTCCTATAGAAAGTAATTCTTTCCAAAAGTATTCTGGATTTCCTGTATCAGGATTAATGCTGTTGCTCTGTGAACCAACTACATAACGCTCTGGGTTTCCCCCCATGTTTTCAATCGCAGTAGCAATTCCAGCACCAAGATTAGGGTTGTTTTCCAGAACTGGACGTGGGACCACGACTTCTCCAGGACTAACGTGAGCCATTTCTGTATCGCCAAATCTACCCATATTAGCTGTGTTCTGTAACAAGGAAACCACCTTTCTGTATTAATTTAACAAAAAATAATTAGTTTTACTAGTGTTTATTGTATTTGTCTCATTCTTTCAACTAATCTTTCTGCTCTGTTTGTAACTTGAGTGTACCATTTCGAATCTACCATCTCATTTGCGGCTGACTCCCAATCCCTTGCATCTACACCACGCTTCATACCTTTAAACGCTGATAAACGCCCTAAACCCATATTAAACATCATATTGCAAATTATTTGTTTGGCTTCTTCTGGAAGCTCGTCAAAGTCAGGATAAAGCCTGTTACAGTCGGAAAGTACACTTTCTACATCTTCATTAAAAAGTTCATTTATTCTTTCTCTGCTTACAGGATCTCCTACTTCCATGTCGTATTCAGGTTCACCTTGTCTACATAAATGCCCAATTCCTACCGTTTTTAAATTTAAGTGATCCAAATAAACGGCTTCAACTAAGCCCTCATCAATTTCTAATTGCTCTATTAATACTTCTAAATTCATTTATACTTTCCTTGCCTTATCTATTGCTCTTGAACCAAACCAGAAGGCTAGAATAGCCGCAAAGATCCCCTTGGTTTCATCGTCCCACAAAACCTGTATGGCCTCTGCAAAATCAATCCCAGTCTTTAATGCTTCCAATAATAGAGTGATTTCTATTGTGGCAAACAACAAAAAGAAAGCATAGGTTATAACTGGTCTAACTGATTTTTGTAATCCTGCTATAAAACCTACACCTTGATTAATACTTATGTCGTGCTGGATAAGTCTGTCGTGTTCATTATCCGCACCCATTGTTTCGTACATTTTAACATCGTGGTCATAGCCAGATGCTCTTAATTCAGCCATTGTTCGCATTTTCTCTAGTTCGTGCTTATTGTCTTGCTTTCTAGCAAATGAATCTGTGATGGCTGGAACAGCCGATGATGCAAATCCTAGAATTGTGCCTAATAATCCAAACATATTATCCCCCTGCTTTCTTCTGTGATGTTTTTGAAAGTTCCTTAAAGTGTACTACTACTTTAGAACCTTTAGTGTGTTTTAAACCTGTGTGCAAAGAACCGTTAGGCATTTTATGAGTATTTCCCTTAAACTCTTTACCATCTTTAAAATAATGCTTTTGTCCTTTTCCCATTTTATCCTCCTATTTCATCTTTGTTTTAGATAATGCAGAACCTGTTATATATGCCGCAACTATTCCAGTATTAGCAATTAGAAATGTAGATAATACTGAAGATATTGCGTCCATTCTGTCAAGAGAAATTACTGGAAGCAACAAAAATGCTACACCTATAATAGATACAAACATGGAAACAATAGCCATCATTCTTTGTGTGTCAGCTTGTTTATCTTCGTTCTCAAGCCTGATCCAGGTGGCATGTCGGTCCATTTCTTCGTCTGTAACTATCCCATCTCCATCAGCATCAGCCAATGCGTACTTACTGTCTTTCTGTAACTTTTTAGTCATAATCGTAACTCCGTTGCCTGTTTTGCTTCACCAAGAACACCCCTTACAAACGTATTAAATGCAAGACTTGTTCTAATGTTCTTACCTTCTTTTTGTTTTACCCCATGCTTTAGACTTGAAGGAAAAAGAATTATATTTCCTGTTGTCATTGGAAAAGTCCATTCGACGGAATTAAATGGATTCCATTCTCTTGGGGGTATTTTAATGGTTGCATCCGTTTGTTTATTATATAAGGTTATACTATCGAAATTAGCATCTGCATTTAAATATAACACCCCTGAAACAAAAGAGTTTTCGTGTGAGTGAATGTGATGATGTTCTTTTTCTTCTGTGTGATTTATCCATGATTGTGTTATGTATAAAGAACAATCAGTTTTAGGTGAGTAAACTTGTTCAAAATAAGAATTTACATGTTCCATAAGATCTTTTTTTAAACCGATAAGTTTTTCTAATTCTAAAATGTAAGTTCCCTTACGATCTTTAGCCGTAATAGCATTTCCAATATTTCTTCTTAGATGTTTTTTTGAGTTTTCAAAAAGAGTAAGTTCCTCCTTTGTATATGGTCGTTCAATATTAGATTGATATATAGGCGTACCAAACACCCCTTGAAGTGTAGCTTGTTTTGTCATTTTGCAGTTCCCCCTTTTGTTTTTTACTTTGACATTCCCGATAATGGATTTTCTAATGCTAATCGTATTTTCTTATCTAAATCAGCCTTTAATCCTTCAATCATAAGTCTGTTCTCCTTTAACAAATTATCCATCATAGCCTGCGTTTCTGCTATCTTAGTGTCCAAGCGGTCTACCATTTTGTCTCGACGCTCCTCTGAACTTGCAATCAATCCCCTAACTATAGTCACATTATCAGAACTGGTTTTGTTGACATCCTCTACAGACTGCCTGTTTCTTGCGTCCTGCTTCTCTAATCTAACCTCTTGTTTATCTAGGTTAGCATTTACCTTCTCAACTTCTACTTCAATTGAATTGTGCAACTCAGCTACGTCTTGATTTAAATCCATTCGTAGATCATGTAGATCTGTTTGTAGATTTGCCAAGATAGCCTTAACGCTATTAATCTGTTCTCTAATAACTGCGGAAGTAGCTTCATCAACCTCTTTTAACAATTCAAATTCTTTTTCAACTATTTTAAGTTCAGAGTTAGTTTCGCTAATGTGAGACTCTATCCACCCCATATCAGGGCTGACATATTGCTGTACGGCCTCTTTCATATCTTCATAATCTTTATAAAATTCAAAAACCGCCCAAGATCCACCAGCCAAGGTTCCCATCAAAGGTAAAATCCAAATGAGCTTACCAAGGAAACCTTTGCCAGATACCTTTACGCCACCATACTCAACTTCAGCCATAACTAGCCCTTTTTCTTTTTAGGAAAACCCGCTTTCATATTAGCATACGCCTTCGGTGTGATCGTGCTTTTCTTTTTAGAACGAGATTTTCCCGCTTTTTTTCTTGCATTTATGTTAGCATACAAACCTTTTTTCATAATTTTTCCTACTCATATTGACTATTTATTAAACTGTTCATTTTCTGACTAGACCCAACCATCATTAAGTAAGCCGCTACGTTATTATCTGACAATAACGCATCTGGAACCGTTGCGCTAGAAAAAAAGCCTGGCGTGTCCTGTAACATAGTTTGAGCGTTAAAAAAACTCTTGGCATCTGATATTACGTTCATAATAATAAGGGTTTTTAATTGATTGCTATTATCATATCTACCCTTATCACCCATTTTCTTTACAATTTTTGTTCCTGCTTTTTGTTTCTCTTCTTTCTTTTCTGCTTTAGTTTTAGGCTTAACTACTTTCTTCTTTACTACTTGTACTTCTTTTTTAGGTTCTTCTTTAACCTCTTCCTTTGGCTCCTCTTTTACTTCTTCCTTAACTTCTTCCTTCGGCTCTTCCTTAACTTCCTCTTTTAGTTCCTCTTTAGGTTCTTCTTTGACTTCATCTTTTACTTCTTCTTTAACTTCTTCTTTTGTCTCTGGTTCTGTAGTTGTTTCAGGCTCAGGTTCTGTCTCTGTCGAAGCCACTACTATTTTCTCCACAGGAGCTTCTACTTCAGGTTTAGATTCTTCTGCATTAGGAATTACAGGTTCTATTTCTGGTTCAGGAGGAGCAGGCATGTTTGGAGGAGGCAACATATCCATTTCCATCTCCATTTCTACATCGGCAGCGGTAACAGGAGGCTCCATATTTATGTCTGGAATGTCAAACTCTACGTTAATGTCTGGAATATCAAAATCCATCTCAAGCTCTAACTCCATTTCCACCATCTCATAAGAAGTTTCAACTTCACCACCACTATCAATAGGCTCTAAGTCATAGTTACCATCAGGTTGTTCTATAGTATCATTATGCTCAAATATATCTTCTACAATATCTAATTCTTCTTGAGTCGCATCTCCGTTTATGTACACATATTGTTCAACAGTGGTTATTGTCTGAAGTATAATCTGAGAGATAACATTATATAACACGTTTATACTTACATCATCGAACAATGGTCCAATAGCTAAGTTAATATCTCGTCCACCTACTTCTACAATAATAGATGTAAGAGCGTTAGCAAAATTAAAACTCCCCGTATATTCTTGATACCCGCTTGTAATACCCGTTGCCGATAGTACGTCTGTTCCTGCAAACGAAGTTGTGTTACCATCCTTACCTGTAATGTGCATGTAGATGGAGTCAGACGCATCCTGCTTGTCTACTTTAATAGTATAAGTTGTTTTACCACCGCTACTAACATTTAAGTCTGATATGTCTATTGTTTGTATAAATGTAGTACCCATACCACTAACACCCATCGCAGAGGTGTTATTACCAGACCCTGTTATCTGAGCGCATTTGTCTGTTCCTAATGCACCGCATCCACTACCTGTAGGCATAGAAGCTGATCCTTGACCTCCCCAATCTATGTCCATGTCTCCTTCTTTACTAGAAGCTACATAGTCAGATCCAGAAGCTAGTAGATCACCTGAGTCAGTATTGACTACTGTATCTGTGGTTGTAGTCGTGGTAGTAACTGTAGTCGTAAGTGTACCCGCACCATCATTCTGAGTAGTTATGTCTATACTTTCAACAATTGTCTCAATAACTGCGGGATCGCACAGACCTACAGTTCCTGAAGGGCAAACCTCGTCTGCTTTAGAGAAGGAGGAGCAGGCTAAGAATCCCAAGAGGAGTAGCCCATAACTTAACTTTTTCTGCATCAATCGGCCTTTTGTTGGGTTTAACTTTCTTCTTCTTTACCTTCTTTATTTTTTTTTCTACTTTCTTCTCTTCTAACTTAGTAGTTAGAATGTTTGTTTTTATTGCAGAGTCTTCTGGTATCATTCCCATACCTTCGCCTAGCCACGCAGTTTTAGCTTCATCTCCAATCTTACCCATATACGGGCAGGGAGTTCCTGCCATCCACATTGCATCAAAGATACGGTAATCACCACAAAGTGTAGAAACCGCCGCTACTTTCATCCCCATAACGTAAAGACCACGACTAAGTTTTAATCTCTCACAGTTCTCATCTGTAATAGTAATACCTGTGGCTATACCTAGCACTTGAGTTTGCACACTTGCCGCCGCCGCAGACTTACACACATCATTGTTGTTTACTACAACCGAGGGTGCGCTTGCTGTCGGAACAGACTTATCTGTCACAACGGTACTCGAAACTGTATTGCTATCTGCGGCCTGTGTTATAGTTGCGAAAAACAAATATGATACTATACCAAAGGCTATAAGAAAGAATACTAATGCAGTTTTTTTCTTAACTCTCATATTAGCCCATTCTAAAAAATATACTTACTAACATAGCAATAGTTGCGCTTAAACCAGTTATTAAAAACGCCTCTAAACGCTTGAGTCGGTAGAATACTTCTTTAAATTGTATATGGTTTTCAGTTTCTAACTTAGTAACTCTAGGTTCTAAACCGTCTACTCTTGAGTGAGCCTCTTTTGCTGTTCTAGCCATTATGATACCGATACTGTTACTGTTCCAATTGCGCTTGTTCCCAATAATCCAGAACAAGCTGGGACATTGGCTAGTGTTATCTTAACAAATCCTTCCAATTCATACAATGCCCCTGTTTCTAAACCAACATTATT